GGCGTGTTTCTTCTCCAATTTGGAACTGGATATAAGAATCTTGCTCAGCCTTACGGATTGAGATTCCTTTACGCTCAGCGATATCTTTGATTTCAGCCTTCAGCGCATCTGAATGGCTCATATCATCGAGGTCACGTTGCATGAATTCTTCTCGTGCCGCATTTCGAGCAGCTTCAGCTGGGTCAACTGCTTCACCATCAGTTGACTTCTTTGTAGATGTTTTAACTTCTGGTTTCTTACCTGAAATCTGGTCACGCAAGCTAATCTTTTGGCCAATGGCCTTGGATAGTCTGCTTCGACTTTCGACATCACGTGTAACCATCTTGTCAATCATGTCTTTGTTAGACTCATTTTCCTCAATGCCTAAATCGGTAATAAGTTTTGCTCTGACATCATCTGCACTCACTTCAGACTGCGCTTCTGTTTCTGCTGCCAATTCGTCAGCAGTTGGTGTGTGTTCTTCAGTATTCATAGAATATATATTTTTGCTCATTGAGCGATTTTCCTTTTAAAAAGAGTTCAGTGTTTATAGCACTGGCGCTGGATATCGAGAGGGTTATCCAGGGCCAGTGCCATAATGCACTAAGCTTCTAGCTTCAGTCCCTTCTTTTCTCCATGCTTCTTTACAAAGTCTGCTGCCAGTGCTTTGTACTCTTTACCATGAGTAGATAGTGAGAAAGTTCGTGAAACATTGCCATTAACATTTACGACATTCACCACATTCTTATCAGTAGCTTTGATAGCTGGGTCAGTAAATTCTTTTGCCACACAAACCATACCAGGGTTCTTCTTTTCAGTTCGTTCTGCATATGCTTTGGCGAGTTTTACAAAGTCCTTTCCGTGAGTCACCGCATTGAAAACTTTCACCAAGGCATTATTTTGATAAACAGCATACCGGGTCACTTCAGGCCGACCAGAAACCAAGTCAACTTCTGAAGTTTCAATTGGTGCTGGTGTTACCAATTCTTTTTCTACAGCCTTGTCATTTGTTTTTTTCATACACAAAAATTATAACACATTAATATTACGCAACACCGTACTTACTCGCTGCTTCTGCTTTCTTGTCACCAGGCTCATCTTCTTCTTTGGCAAACGGTTCAAGTATTTTTAGCAAAACAGCACGAGCATGTTTTCTACCTTCAGCTGTAACCAAAGCGCCTTCTTTGGAAAAGTCTATCAACTCCAAAGAGTCCAGGCCATCAATACATTCAAGAATATACTCTTGTAGTGAGCGCCAGTCTGAATTGGCCTTTAGGTTTTCGGTAACTTTTTGGGTGAGCATATTTGATGTAATACTTCGCTGATAAGTTTTATCTTTAGGTCCTGGCTTTTTAAATCTTCAACCAACACATTTCCACGTAAAGCTTTGATTTTTGTCTGAGCAATCGGGTCAAGATTTCTTTTAGCTTCGATATTAACTGCTTCAACTAGCTTTGATAATGTTTCTTGATTTTCACCAAACATTTTTACCAAAGTGTCAGCATCATTTTTTTCCTGATTCTCGTGCTTTTTAAAGTCCGTATCTTTTTGAAGTTCTTTTGACATTATTTTTATGCTTATCCTCTAAAAATTTCTTTTCATGCTGAATCGGGTCAGTCATCTTCAGGTGCATAGCAGCTATCTCTTTATTTAACTGCTGCTGTGTGTTGTCATATTGGTCAGCCATAATTATTCAGCAGACACTGGTTCTTCCACATTTTGTGGCACTGACATATCTGATTTAGGTTTGCCTAGTGGTGAATCTGAACTTTGTTTTGGCGCACCAGCCTGTAGTGCTTCAGTTGAAACAGCTGGTGGTACTGGAATCCCTTTAGCTGCGTAAATCATGTCTAGCAAGTAAGCTGCTCGAATTGGGTCTTGCTCGAATTGAATCAGTTCTGAGATAGTCTGCACTTCTTCAGTTAGATAGTTTTCACCAGTAATAGTGACTCGCAATCTTGGTAAGACTGATTTCCAAATATCTTTAATATTTTCAATCAAAGCTTCAGTCTGCTGGAACTCAATAAACTTAGACTCTTTTATAAACTGAGCCATTTTATTATCATGCGGTCCAATTTTGACTAAGTTGCTGATATACCAAGTATCAACGGCCATGCGCCGGAAACGGTCAATAAACATCGGGTCACCAGTCACACGAATAATGTCTTTGGTTTTCATACTACTTACGAGTTCCGGCAAGATGAATTTGTTGAACACTTGACGATATGCCAGGGTCAACTTTTGACGTAGGAATACATATAGCTTGTTAGCATTCACATCAATAGTTGCAACCGCACGAAACGCTGTTTGCGCCGGCATGTTTTTACCTTGTACCACCTCATACGAGTTGGAAACATCATTCCATTGTTGAAGAATCTCATTACGGTCACGAATCAGTTGGTCAAAACCTTGTAAGCGCACTTCAATTTGTCTAATATCTTTTGACTTAATGAGCGAACCATTCTTCAGTTGGGTACGTAGGTTCTGCAATGTCTGTTGGTCTGAGTGACTAAACAGAATCTTTGATGCCCAATCAAGACCACGAGCAATCTGATTTGAAATATCGTTGTATCGAATCTGGTAGTCAAAGCCAAGCTCGTACAAACCTTCACGCCACCACTTACCGTTGTACTTACCCCGATGAGCTTCAGTAAAGTAGTCAGACATTTTGCCATCCATCTTTTCAGCAAACAGAATGTGACGGTTAGCAGTCTTACCTTTCTTTAAACCAGCACCAACAATCCGGCACAAGATGTATTTGTTTTCATCACCGCCCTGTTTGCCTTGCGCTTCAAATAATTCACGCTCAGTAATTTCACCAGTACGCCGGTATAGCTCGTACATCTTTTTACTTCGAACCTCACCCACCCCTTTTTCAGTAGCAGAAAAGAATGTGTTTCCACAATCTTGAATAACAGCATCAACGTTATCATATGTGCCGGCCATCGCTCGCAAGTCTCCCTGGCTCATGTAAAACCGTTCAATGATATCTGTATCATCAACAGTTCGTGCTGTCTGATTAATGATAAACGTATTTGGCATGTCACAACTCTCATAGCCATCACCAGTTTTTCTGAAAAGAATATTTCCATTAGAAGAATAATCTTCAACTGACTGGTTCAGTTCCTCAGCTGAACCGTTTTCCCACATATACTCATCAATCGCTAGGTTGACCACATAGACAGCTGCAAAATCCTGAATTGGTGCGTTAGAAAAAACCAGAATGTGCTTAGTATCAAAATCAATATTCTTAATTTCACCATTAACCGCTGGATAAATAATATCAAACCAGTGTTCGTAGTCTCCATCTTCAGTAATTTTTCCAGTTGGATAGTCACGATTCCTAAACATTTGGATGCGCTTCTTCAGTTTGTATTCTGAGTATGCAATGCTCTCATTGATATGAGTAACGCCGTGGATATACTCTTGAATTTCACTAGTGATGGTATCAAGTACTTTCATGTCAATAAATTATACCATACGAATTTTAAAGTCCATGACGTTGTGAAGCGTTATTGACAAAGTTGGTATGAGCCATATGTTGTTCAGCCACAATGCGTTCTTCTTGCTCAGGGTTCACACCATCAATAACTGAAACCGCTGCATAGCGCACCGCATCCATTGGGTCACTAAAGGTGTGATTCGGTATACCAAGTGATTCACCATCTTTGTTTTCTTTCCATGAGTAATTCTCATATGACTTCCAAGTGTTACGGCTACGCCGGGTTACTTTAATCTTGATGCCACTGACTACACTGATTCCATAATCAACTGAGCCTTCACCTTTTTCTACCTGAGTAATATTTACCCCTTCATCACGCAACGCTTCAATCAAGCGATTCTCATTAGTATCACTAAAGAATGGTGCTTTCTCTTTCTGGTTCAACAGCACCTGAGCAATGTATTCAGTTTTCAACTCAGTGCCATGCAACACCTCATCAACAATGTAGTAGCCATCATAATAGTACAAATTAATAGCAACCAAAGGGTCAGGAAACCAGCCAAGGTCCATACCACCAGCTAACAGCTTTGCACCAAATGGTAACTCATCAATGATTTCCCAGCCAGAATAGATACGACCTCGCACAGTATCGGGACATAGACCTTCTATCTTGTGCCAGTAGTAATCAGGTTTTCTATCTTTGTACCGTAAATACTTTTGAATAGTGAAGGCATCAAGATTGTTTTCATTGGACCTGAAGTTAAAGTATAGAAATTCTGTATATGGTGAGACTTCAGGCTTTAGTACAGGCCGGGTGAATCCTGGTACTTCAGTTGGTTCAAGATTAAAGAATTCTTTGATTATCCAGTGATTCTTTGGTGGTGTGTTCAAACACATAACCACTGTTATTTCACCCTTTACTGTTCGTAGGGAATCATCCAGTTGCATAAACTCAGCTTCACCAATTTCCTCAGCTTCTTCAATGATGATGGTGTTGTAACTAGCAAGTGACTTCAACTTAGCTGAACGGTCACCAGAAGATGCTTTAAATCCCAGTGCATTAATACTGTTTACCTGCTCAGTGCCGTCTGGCTTCTTCATGGTGTAACGCATCTTCATTTCATTATCACCAATCCTTATGTTTTCTGAAATACCTTGTTCTTCAACCCGGTCAACAATTTCTTGCCAAATAGATGAACGAATATCACCCTGGACCAAACGCATAATGGCACAACGTAAATACTCAGGCGCTATCAGCTTTGCTAAAGCAAACTGACTAGCAACAAATGAGCGACCTGCACCACGACCACCCATCAAAATAATGTAGCGCACACCATTACGTTTTATAAATAGTGGTTTCCAGCAATCATTCACTTGCTGATTTACTAAAATACCTTTTTTAGCTGTCTCCATCAGAAGTTGTTTCGTTATTAGTTTGCGAGCCAAAGGTTATGGCGTTCCCTGCTATTGGCATCTGGTTACCTTCAGTATCTTCAGTGACATGGATATTTTTATCACTGAACCTCTTAGGTAGCATTTTGGATAGTTTCCACTTACGTACATCAGCACGCAATCGTGAGCGCTGGATGTGTTCAGTATTGACCACTTCATAATCATCGCCATTAGCATTTTTCCTAGTCATGTAATCGTTCGTACCATCATCAGCGATATCTTCCAATTCATCAAACATATTCTCAGCTCGGACCACCAAAGCAGATTCGTACTGGTTAAAAAAGTTCCTCAAGTCAACACTCGCTGTTTCTACTGCACCATCAAGTACCCACGAGTGAACAGAAATTCGTGAAGGCATCTTTTCATCCTTACAAATAGTACGTAGTGATTCACCTTCAGTAATTCTCAGGCAAATAGTTTTACCTAGTGCTGCGCTAAACTTTGTCGGCCTACCCATTTTCTTTTTGGCTGGCGCTGCCTTCTTCTTAGTGACAGCGCCGTTTTTCTTTGCTGTTTTCATATGCAAAAATTATAACACAGCTTTAATACAGCCAAGAAAAGAAGTGACGGTCAGACTGACACCTGGGCGACTGACACTAGTTTTAAACTCTCCCCTATATATACACATATATACATATTATATATATATATATATATATAATAAAAAAGTGTCAGAGTGTCAGTTAGTGTCAGACCATGGCTAATTTAAAGGTTAATTTTGACTGACACTAGAAAAATTAGTGTCAGTTTTAGTGTCAGTATTTTAACATTACAACACAAAATAAAAGATTGTCATTTTGACAATCTTTAAATCTGTTTTATGCTGTTTTTTAGACCCCTTTTTGACTGACAGTGTCAGTCCTAAAAATGAGTGCTTTTTTCACGAATTAAACCAACAGAATTGAACTCAAAAGCATCTTTCAAACCAAGTCCATGCCACTCTTTAAATCCGTTACTATCTTTGTTGCTGTAGATTTTATCGAACTGAGAAAGTCCATGATGTTTCAACGCCATACCAAATCGTTGCGGTGTGAGTGAATCGCTGTACCTATCTGTAGCAAAATCTTGGTAAGCATCGAGCAACACTTTTGAAGATATAGTTCTTGCATGTTCGTCAAACACAAAATGGTAGTCTAAAAACTCAGACATTGTATTACTGCTGGTTTTGTATTCCTCAATCATTTCTGCATGTCCTTCAACTGTCACAAAGTCTTTCATCTTTCGCAAATCAGCTAGACCTTTAAGCATACGATTTAAAATACCACTAGCTTCAGCGTTCAGAATATTACGAATGTCATGGTTGACAGTCATGCTGTCATAGAATGAGTATTCCAAATGAATAAGTAACATTCGCCGGTATATACCCATTTCAGCTGACCGTGGTAACGTGTTTGCAGTCAAGACGCACTTCAGCTGGTTACCAGGATAGACAAACCCACTAATTCCTTTACGTTCCACTTCAATATTCTGACCAGTCACTAGATTAATCAGTGAGTTACTCATGTTGGACCGGGTGACTTCAACTTCATCAAACCAGCAAAGTTGTTTACCTACTAGTGATACCCCACCAAACCGGGCAAACGAATCAGTTGAAATCTTATTCAAGCTAGACTGCACCGCACAATCACCTAAGACATCGGACCAGCAATCGAGTAAAGTGGATTTTCCACTACCCGGCTTACCAATCAGCACTAGCATTTTCTGGTAAGTGATATCAGGTGTCAGCAGTAGACCTGAAAACTGGTCAATTGCTCGCACCTGGTCAGGTTTCAGTTGCATTTGTGTATCTAAAAAGTGGTCATAGTTTTTACAGTTAGCATTCTTTTTATATGATACGGCACTAGAGCGTTTACTCAATCTGTCTGGTGTGTGCTTTTGGAACTTCAGTGTATCTACGTTCACCCAACCATTCTTGGCATGAAACCAATCATCTTGGCTGTCAAAATCATCATAGTCTGAACCACGATTTAAAAACATAGCTCGATATTTAGACAGGATGTTCTTCACCGCAACTTCACTAGCAGTATCATCCAAACCGTCATCAACCATCATTTTGATGACCAGACCACGTACCGTTACAAAATTGATTTCGTCATACACACCACTGTCTTCATTGTATAACCAGTACGTTTTGTCTTCACCAATTTCGAACCGTAGGTATGGGTAGATGTCTGCTACATACTTATGAAAGTGTAATTTGTGTTGGTTTTTAAGGATTTTTAAGAGCTTCACCCAGTCCTTATCACTGTAGTCAGCTTCTTCAAGATGTGTTAAATAGGCGGTTCTTTCGGGGGTATAATCAATGTCTGCTATAGTTTCTATACCGTCAGCCAGCAATTCCTCATTGAGCTTTTGTAAATCTGATTGTTTTTTTGTAGACATAATTTTATTAGCTCGTTTATTGTAGCACACCGCTGTTTTCAACAACTGTGGATAACAAGAACAATTTGTTCTGGTATACTATAGCTAAGGTTATTCAATAAGAAAAAAATATGAGCTTAAAAAAACTGATTCCTGCAATGCTCGTAGTCTTTACAGCTATAGCTGCAATTGCATTCTGCTTTTACCTATTGGTAACATCCATTTTAACACTAATCACTTGGTCCAATGCTTTTACTTGGGATTTAATTATCGCTTTATTGCACATTTCAGTAGTAACTGGAATCGTAGGTGGTTCAGTCATGATTGCTTTTGACTGGGATGGATTTAAAAATGCCAATCGTTAGTATGCTGGAATTTCTAAGAAAAGAGCGCAACGAAACTATTTGGTTTTACCACAAGTACAAAGAATACAACGGTTCGCAGATTGCTGAAATGATGAATCTCGCTCGCAGCAACGTACACACCATTATAAAAAGTATGCCTGAGAACTGGGAAAGTTCCTGGGTTAAAAAGAAAGAGTAGTATGAAAACTATCCAAACCCCTAACTTTACAACCGCTGAATCAGTTCGTGAACGATTACAAGAACGGCTGGAACTGACCGCTAGAAAAATGACTGAAGTTGGTTGTGCCAACGCTTTGATAGTTGTGACCGATGCTACCGTGGATAAGCAAACCATGTCAGTTCATCCTGGTGACATTCAGTCTAGTAAAGACCATTGCCACAACGATAGACGTACCGGCTCAAAATATTGTCAGACCTGTTCAGATACACACAATGCAATACCTACAAATAACTAAAAAGAAAGGCATCTACTACGATGTGGAATTCCAACCAGAAAAAATAAATCTCTCTGGCGCTTTAGCTTTGTTCGCACCCACTTTTGAAACTCTTGAAGAATTGAAGCAAGACCTAGTGAGCAACATGCAACACTCAGTCAGTCAGGTAAAAGCCAACCGGCCAATCTTTGGCACTCAGGATGAGATGGACCAGTGGTATAGAGACAACTTTGAAGTTGGTCAGGCTCGTGTATCAGATGAGCATTTTGAAAATATTATGGTCATTCGCACTGAGCTAAACCGTTTGCAGATTGAATCAATCACTGAGCAACCCCGGCGGTCAATGAAGCGCATCATCCAGCGCCAGCAACACTTGATGCAGCCGGCCAAGCGTCAAGGTGGTGTGACTGAAGAACAGATTGAATCAGCTCGTGAGTACCCCCTTGAAGAACTGGTTGACAGCCGTCAAATATTCAAAGCTGGCGGTAAGTGGCGCAGCAACTGTCATTGCCCACTTGTTGGTCATGAAGGTGAAAAAACAGCATCGTTCTACATTGATAAGCAAAACCGCTACAAGTGTTTTGGCTGTCACGGCAATGGTGATGCTATTGCTTTTGTGATGCAACGTGATGGTGTGAAGTTTGTTCAGGCTGTTAAAAGTTTGGTGAAATAAATATGGGATTGCTCGATTATGAAGAACCAAAGAAAAGATACTCTAAGCCAAAGCCAACTGGTAAGTACCGGCGTGAGTCTGAAGAAAGCCAAGAACAGCGTGATGCTGAGTTGAATAACTTTGGCCGTGGTGAGGTGACTGAAGATTTTGGTGATAGTAATTTTGCAGATAGAGTGTAGACAAAACCCTAGCTAGGGTATATAATGAATAGGTATTAATAACAATATATATTTATGAAAAAATTAACCATCGGTTCATTCAAACGTCACGGTGTGACAGGTAGTTTAGGGCACTATTTCAGTCACTTTATAGTAGATGGCCGGGAGGTGTGTTTAGAGTCTTGCTTTTCCGGCTACTGTGTAGCGATTTATGATGCTACTGAGAATCAAGAAATTATTGGAGATAAAACCTGCACCAATATTGAAGGATATATGGATGCGTGTATTACACCGGGCTTTTCTATGCTCAATGGTGAAGCTTTGGAAAAAGCGGTTGCTATTGCTAATGAAAAATTAAATTAATATGAGCATCTCAGTCAGCGTAGTTGTCCTTTGCACAATGTACAACATGCTAGTGAGTAGGTGCGTACCGCCAGACTATTATCAGATGGAAGTAACACTTTGTAGTTTATGACACTAGAAATAAAATCAGACATAATCACTGGGTACGTGCCATTTATCGAAAGTATGGGAGTGGCAAATGTCCTGGAAAGGATTATAAAAAAGCAAGATGAAATTATCCAACACATAAACAAGGTTGAAATAAAAGACCGCAAAGCCATCCGTGAAGCAGTGGATCGAGAGAGAAAAGCCTGGACAGCCTTCGCAATAGTAGACCCTGCTTCTAATAATTACACCTACGATGGTTTCTTTATGACAAAAAAACAAGCAGTAGACGTATTACGGGATAGATACCAAGGAATGAAAGGACTAACTATTATTGAAGTAGATGTTGTACAAGCCTTAACCCCACCCACTAAATAACACCTATGTCACAAGACTACCCTACAGACCAAAACCTGAAGCGAATCGAGGAATGGGACTACAACGACTTTGAAAACCTAGCAAAGTTTGTGCAGTCTATCTGGTACTACGGAGAGGCCTACGCCCGACTTGAAGACTGGAAAAAAGACGAGATTGGTAGAGAATACCGACTGTTTCAGTTGATTACTGGTGGCTGGAGTGGCAACGAAGATATAGTTTGTGCTCTCAATAACAATCAAATGTTCGATATGCTTTGCTGGCATACCAGCTCACGGGGAGGGCTGCACATTTACCACATTAAAAAAATAACTTAACAACACCTATGACTAAGATACCAAGCGTAGAAGAGTTTGATGAGATATTTAGCGCAATTATGGGTTTAGAAACAGACCCAGAAGGAACGTCAGATATGTATCTTATTAGAGACGAACACGACAATGTAATAAATGGTATTGATTTGATGCCAGAAAGAGAATTACTCAAAGACTTCATGCGTAAGACCCTCACCGCAGACCGCACCGCCCTACTGACCGAGCTGAGGGAGAGTGGACTGTTGGAGGAGAAACCAAACATCCCTGTCTTGCCCGCAAGAGGTTCAAAGCCCTCTGAGTATCACAAGGCTGGTAAAGTTTGTGGGCACAACGACCTAGCAAGAGCAATCAAAGCCCACCTCGACGAACTTATTAACCCCACTAGCGTATGACAGAAAAACTAAAAGCCGAAGCATATGTGAGGAAGCAGCGACCAGCACTGATGGAGTTGTCGTTTGGGTGTGAGGTGAAACTAACTGTCGGGATAGTACATTTAGTGGAGTTGTTTTGCGAAAAAGATGGAGACTTCACAGCAACTTTTGTGTTGGATGGAGCAGGTATATTCAAATGTAGTTACAGAATAGACGAAGTAGAAAACCTTAAAATCATCGGCCACTCCATCAACCTACAGGACTGGCTGGCGGTGTTGGAAAAATTAGACACTGTTGAAAACCCTATACACGTTGACTGGTGCGCTGAATGGTACAAAAAAGGTTGCTTAACAGTAACCTACTGTAAAGGTCACCCTATGATTAACAAGATTGTCACCTTTGATTTTAGTACAGGTCAACCTAACTCACCAGAAGATTATAAAGCCTTTAACGAAATCACTAGCGTATGACACTAACAGACAGGATGGAGAAGTTGAGGAGAAAACCACATGTTGTTACTCAACCTGCCGAATACAAAGGTAGTGATGCAAATGTGTGGAGAGAGGGAGTTAACCAAGCCATAGACGCATGTATCGCCCTAGCCAAAGCCGAAGAAGTGGTGGCGGGGGATTGG